TACTACTGCTCCTATTAGGTCGTATGTCTTGTTACTCATATTATACTTTCCTTCCCATTGTTGTTATATCTGAAGCATCTACAACCTGATATGCACCTTTGTTGTAGGCAATACCAATTGTTTTACCGGCCGGCAACTTTGTAGCATAAGTTCTTTTATATGTATCACCAACCATTCTATCACTTGTAGGTATAGAATCACTTACTTTATAATCAGGCATATCAAAACCTTTATGATTATTGATTACTCTACCTTTATTATTCAATTTTAAACCTAACGATATTAACCATTTACGGTATTGATTTAATACCAGTTCTAATTTTTGTTTATTTGTTAACATTATTTTTTATTAATTATATCTGGTGTCAACATATCTACAGTATTTACAATAGTTTTACCTGCATATACAACTGTTGAACCTGCAACATCTACTACAGCAATAGTGGTACTGCAATTTGTCAATATTAATAGTGATATTATAATACTAATTTTTGCTAACATTAGTTTTCCCCATATAATTTACCCATTCTTCAACTGTCATACCTTTAGAATTGACGTGTGATTGTTTTTTATAATTAAAAGATTTTGTATCTAAACTTTTTACTGTAAGTTCTATAGAATTTGTATTTGAGTTAACCTCACTCAAAATAGAACCTTTTTTAATTTTCATAGTTCTATCGCACATACTATTTACCAAATTTACTTTCTGTTTCTAATTGTAATTGTATATCAATATCTGATTCTGCTTTATCCACATCTTCTTGTAGTTTATCTCTAAATCTAACAGCCGTATTTCTAGCAGCTTCTGGATCTTGATGGTCTATTTCATTAATAATTTGATTGAGTATCTCAATCTGTATTAGTTCAATGTTTGTCATTATATAGTCTCCTTGTTGTTAATAATTTTTTAAAGTTTTTTTAATAGTATTAAGATTCTTTATCATTCTACTACAAGTTCTTTTCATACTTTGTAATATAAAAATACATTGTACCATACTTAATAGATAGATTGCAAAACAAAATCCAATTAAAATATCTGTGATTACCATATTATACTGCCTCCCCATATTTGTCAAGCATAACTTCTCCTTGATCGTTTTCATCATTAATAACTACACCAAGATGTTCTTCTGTTTGGTCATCAAAACCACTATCATAATAATCCAATTCTAACTGATCTGAATCTTCTTTAATTAGATTTTTTACATTATCACTAGTAATACCACCGTATTCTAAAGCAAGGTCTCTTGCTTGATTAGCATCTTTAGCTTTAACAAAATAAGCAACTTGTACTGTGTAATCTTGCACAACTCTATAAACACTTTTACCAACATCCTCTATATTTAAATATATCATAATTAACCTCTACTTTCCATTACCATTTCATAGGCAATATCATCATAATCCATATTTGTAATTAGTTCAATATTTTCAATTTTACTTAACATGTCTGCTGCTTGAGATTGTGTTATTTCATTATTAAGTAAAAGCTCTCTAACAGCATCTGCTTTTTTCTCTGCGACTTCTACTGCGTAATCTTTAGTTTTCATATTATAGTCCTTTAGTTCAATTTATACATATAAGGTATCATACTGGAATACTTAATACAAGCGTTATTTTACATTTTTTAAAAGAAATATGTGTTTATATTCAATAACTTATTATTATAATCGTTCACGTTTTGTTCTACTGAAGGTGAGAAACGAATTATCTCCAATGATTTTTAACCCATTCTTGATTTGATTCATGTGGGTCGGGTTTGCCATGAAAGACGGCAATCTTTGAGCTCTTATCTTCCTCATAAGTTTGTTCTTTAGAATCATATCTAGGATTATTTCTGTCATACCATTTGTATGAAAATGACCAATCATCTGGATATATTTTTAATATATCTTTATCACGTATTATGTCTGTAATAACTTGTTGATCATTATGAAAATTATTATAGTGATCTTGCCATCCTATATATTTTTTCCATATAATAGAGGCCGTATCATTATTCCATTTCATTATACTGGAATTATATTCTTTAAATTCTCTTTCAAAATCATTTATTATACAAAATGAATTATCTTCTCCATAGGTAGCAAAACAATCAATGTTTTTTGTGATGACTATATCTATATCAAAGTATAGGTTTACCCCTTGAAGATCAATATCGGTATTAAATAGTTGTAATTTATTCCACCAACCCTTATAACCTTTTAATGGTAAGTCTTTATAAATGATGTCTCCATAAACATGATCAAACATATTAGTATGATCTGTAAAACAATAAAACTTATGAGGTACAGTCAAATGCCTTTGTACCATATTATATAATTTTTGAACGTAATCTCTAGTGTATTTGTTACCATAAAAAACACAACAAACATTTATCATAATGTACTATAGCCTGCCTTTGCAATATAATAAGCATCTACTATATCTGTTACTGGATTGTTTAATGTAGGTATATCAAATGTTTTCATTATGTTTGTACCAGTATCGGTAGTAAACTGTTCATACATCTTTTGTTTATCTGCGTTACCTTTACCTGTAGCAAACTTCTTAATAACACTTGGTACTAATATCTTATAGTCATATTGTTTTAATCTATACTTTAGTATACCACCATTCTCTGCAATTTGAAATATGGCCTGACCTTTACTTCCAAAAGAATAACCTTCTATAAAAATTTGAGGATTTTCTAATTTAGTTATAATAGATAGTGCCCAAGTTGATAGATTGGCAAATCGTTCTATAGGATTAGTGTACTCTGTATGTTCAGTACCTAGTATGTTATTCATCATATTACCAATATGTTTTTTCTTACTAGTTAAATAGTAAAAATAACAATCTTCAAACTTAAAACTACCGTTACTGACACAAATTGCTGGTGAATTTAAACTAAAATCAATTCCAACTATCGTTATCTTCATTTTCAACCTCAATCTCATCTTGTTGATCATCATAAGGTTGATCATCAACTTCATGCCCACAAAATGGACATGTTGTAGGATCTAGTTCCGTTTTTTCGTTATCCCATACAAGGATATATTTTGTTTTACAGTCATCACACCTTTTAGGAAGTTTAGTATTCATTATAATTTAAATTTCTTAAATTGATCTTTCTTAACATCTTGTTTAATACCACCTATAACATAACTTTCTATTTCTGTTTCTTGTGGTGCATTTTGCATTGATTTACTATTCAACCAATGTTCTACCCATGGTAATGGATTTATTTTGGTATCATACTTAGGTTCTAATCCAATGGCCTTCATTCTACGATTTGCTGTGTACTCTACAAATTGGTGCAATAATTTTTCTGATAAACCTATCATAGAACCTTGCGAAAACAAATAAGTTGCCCATTGCTTTTCTGATTTAACAGCATCATCATACATCTTATATACTTCTGCGTCTGTATCTTTAATAATCTTTAACATCATCTTATCGTTCTCTACATCTTTATAGTTATTAATTATTCTTTGTGATACGGCTAGATGTTGACTCTCATCTCTTGCAATAAAAGATATAATCTTTGCTGAACCTTCTAATAGTTTTAATTCACCAAAAGCAAAGCTACAAGCAAACGATACGTAGAATCTTAGTCCTTCTAATATGTTTACTGTGATTAATGCTTTCCATAATCTTTTCTTTAATTCATACATATCAACTTTATCTGGTGTCAAGTGATACTTGTAACCCATTTCTATTAAATCATCATAACATTTAGTTACGGATTCAGCACGTTCTTCTATCTTCTTATCTTCTATAATTGTGTCAAAGATTTCACTAGGATTTGCATACAAGTTTTTAATAATGTATGTATATGATCTGCTGTGTATTGTTTCCATAAAGTCCCATGTTACAATACAGCCTTCTAATTCAGGTAAAGAACAAAAGGGTAAAAATGCCAAACAAGGTCCACGGCCTTGCACACTGTCTAACATTGTTTGGTATTTCAAATTAGATGTAAATATATTTTTTTGTTCTGGTCTTAATTCTTGGTAATCATTACGGTCTTTTTGTAACGATACTTCTTCTGGTCTCCAAAAGAAACCTAATTGTTGTTGTGTTAACTTATCAAAAATAGGATACTTAAATGTATCATACCTTTGTACGGCCAAATCATCACCAAAGAACATTTGTGCTTTGGTAAAGTCTAAACCTTTTGCTTTATTAAATACGCTTCTACTCATAGTTATATTTTACACGATTCGCAATCGTCATCTTCCTTTGTTATTGTTTCTGGCACGTTGTCTTTAAAACCTACTGGATGTGCCGGTTCATCCTCATCTCTTTTACCATCATATGTATTTTGGTAATAGGACGTTTTCCAACCATACTTATAGGTTGTTAATAGGTCATTTATCATTTCAGATAATGGCGTTTGTCCACTATCGTAATTTTCAGGATTATATGACCAATTACCGCTTATTGCCTGGTCAAAATACTTTTGCATTACTGCGACTACATTTATATATCCTTCATTTGATTTCATATCCCAAAGTAAGGTATAAAAATTTTTCAATTGGTTATAATTGGGCACCACTTGTTTCAATGGCCCTTTCTTAGATTTTTTTATAGACAAGTAATCTCTAGGTGGTTCTATACCATTTGTTTCATTAGATACAACACTTGAAGATTCTGATGGCATTTGAGCCGAGAGTGTGCTATGTCGGAGGCCGGTCTCAACAATATCCTTCCTCAATTTCTCCCAATTAAATGATAGTTTTCTGGTCACTATTTCATCTACCTCTTTTTTGTAGGTATCAATTGGTAAGATACCATCAGAATATTTTGTACGATTAAAGTACTCACACTTACCTTTTTCTTTTGCTAATTGATTGCTGGCTTTCAATAGATAGTATTGGAATGCTTCAGTTAATTCATCTACTAATTTCCAAGCTGCCTTCTCGTGGTAGAATACTTTTTCTCTTGCAAGATAGTGTGCTAGACCAATATAACCTATG